TTCCTTACCAAAGGAAGCCGCCAGCCTTACCGCCAAGTTATAGACGATGGCATCCTCATACCCCTGGGGCAGCGTCACAGTGGCGTTTACGTCCGGGAAGGCGTTGATCTGCCCCCAGATGTAGAGAACCACCGTATTGACCGCAGTCGGCACAGGCCAGAAGGTCAGGATGTTCAAGGGGTAATCGCCGGTCTGCCAGACGGCAGTAGGGAACGTGCCAGCCGTGGACTTGACGGGGGTATCACGCCACTGCTCATCGTTATAGATTTTTAGCGGGATCTCAGTGCCATTCACCAGCACAGACGCCATGTCAATCTGGCCAGGACGAACCGGGGAAGCCGTTACCCAAGTTCCCGTGGTGCCGATGGTGTAGTTTTGAGTATTGGCAACCAGCGGGAACGTGACCCGGTTGACCGTGTAGGTCATCAGGTCATCATTCGCCCATGCGGAAAGCATCCGGTTAAGCGTCCGCAGGGCAAACGCCGAGGTGTCGGCATCCATCGGAGCGCCGGGGTCAATGACCCCAATCTCAGTCAGAGCATCAGCCAGAAGATCCCTTACAACGGTCATGCAGCCTCCTTACGGGGTCTTCCGCCTTTGTTCTTCGGTGGATCAACCCGCGCAGGCTCATCAGGGACAACCGGAGAATCAAGAGCCGTGGTCAAGTGCCAGCCCTTCTCATCCCCTGCATACCGCACGGCATAGTCCCAAGTGGGACACAGAACGGCACCGTGTTCTTTGTGATGAAGCCAGCGCGGGAAGTCCATTAGTCCACTTCCACGGGCTTGGGATCTTCAACCGTCATGTGAACCCCTTCAGGCTCCGCTACGGCATCCACAGGACCGTCAACCGGCCCCAAAGGCGTGTCAGACCATTCCCCGCCACCGATCAGTAGGGCTTCCTGGGCCTCATTCTCGACAATGAGACTGGTCCCATCGGTGCAGTGCTTCCACTTCGGGTAGCTCATCGTTCGTATCCTCCAAGGTTGGCTTCCCAGGTCATGGAGGTAGCCGAGGTGGGAGTCACAACCACCCGGACCACGCCAACGCCATCCCCGGTATCAATGGGAAGGGGTTCGGGGAGTTCCAGATAGATCGGGGTGTTCAGAGTCCCCTGGGGGCCAGCACACTTCCAGGTCATGAGCTTCGTGCCAGCCGGGTGCTCCAAGGACACAGACCCGAAGTCAGTAGCCGTGGCAGCGTAGGTCGTTAGCTGGACGTTGGCTTCCAGGTATTCAAGAACGAACTGCTTGCCGGGGTTGATCTTGTAGGTAAGGATCACCTGATCAGCCGTGACAGCCGAGGAGACAAGCGATCCAGTTTTGAGGACAAACTGGGTTGATGGAGCAGGCATAGGCACCTCAAAAGGTGGGAGGGGAGCCGAAACCCCCCTCCCGAGTTACCTACTAGACAGCCGCGCCGCCGAGGTTGCGAAGCGTGACGTTCCAGTAGCCAGCACCTTCAACGAAGGCGGTGACAGCCGAAGCGGTAAGCTTCAGCTTGCTGGTGGCAGAGCCGTAGAGCTTCGCGCCGGAAGCCACATAGGCAGTGGAGACCACGCCCTTGGCCTTGGTGCCAGCAACGGCAGTAGCCACGCCAGGAACGGCCACAGCGTCGATGTAGGGGGTCACGGTGGCGGTCTTGGCAGCGGTGGTGATGGGGGTCACGCACACGAATTCGACCTTGATCACCTCGAAGTTGTGGCCGGGGATGAAGTCAGTGAGTTCGTCAGCGTTGGCAATGGCCGAGGCCGCGAAGACTGGCACCTGGAGGCTGTAAACGCCAGGCTGATCGTCGCTGGAGACGAACTGGTAGGGGGTGGAAGTCGCCATGAAGTGAATCCTTTCGGTTGATTGAGAAGGGAAACCGGAGGGCCGAAGCCCCCCGGAGGTTTAGTGGTTAGCCTTGGACACGAGCCGCGAAGTTCGGGCGGAGCAGAGCCCAGCCGAACAGAACGTCCAGACGGTAAAGCTGATCGTCGGTGCGACCGTCCCAGAAGTTGCTGACCCGGATGCTGAAGTCCAGCTTGGGGTGCTTCATGCGGGTGGAACCGGGGACGGGGGGCAGATCGGCAGAAGCCAGGAGGAAGGCGTCCTTGTGGAACACCAGGTTCATGGGGCTGACCTTGGCCGAATACGTGTTGTTCTGGAGGCCGTAGACGTAGACAGCAGCGCCCGAAGCAGGCATGGCGGTCACATTCTGGAGGGGGCCAGAAGCAGCGGTGTAGAGGGCAGGGGAGATGGGCAGAGTAGCCATCGCGCCGCCGGAGTCGGAGGTGTCAGCAGTGACCACGAAGTCCATGAGCTTGCCGGTGGTCAGCTTGGTCACGCTGTTCACGGCATAGACGCCAGCGATCTGGATGACATCGCCCTTCTTCAACTGCGAAGCGCCCGAAGCCCAGCCGTTGGTGGGGACGGTAGCCTGGCCCTCAGTGGTGACCGAGGAAGACATGGCAGGCGTGGAGGTGCCAAAGGTGCCCACGGTCTGGATGGCAACCTGCTGATCGGCGCTGAACTTCATGCCCGCAGCCTTGCCCATGGTGCCGGAGGTGTACTGGTCACCGATGCTGGACTGAGGAGCGAAACGGCCACCTAGGCTGTCAACCAGGGCGCTCTGCGTGTCGTAGTCGATGACGCAGGAGATGTTGTCATCAGCGGGAGCGCCATACTTGGTGATCTTGGCGAAGGCGTCAGTAAATGGCTTGAGGCTGGTGGGAGCCGTGCCAGGAGTGCCGGTGGTCTGGCTGATCTGGTTGGCGAGGGCGAGACCCTGACGGTTGATTTCGGTCACCACGGCAGAGATGCGGGGGCCGAGGATGGTGATCATCTCGTCCACGTTCAGGGCCAGTTCCTTGCTGGATAGCTGGAAGTCAGCGCCGCCCTGCTGGAGGGTCACAGGCACGAAGCCTTCGTTGTTGCCCGTGGGAAGCGCGACCTTGCCGGACCGATACGTGCCGAATCCGGGGATGCGGATGTTCGCGGTGTCGCCAGCCTTGCCGCCTTCGGACTTGAACTGATCGTCGTAGCCGCGATTCACATACTTCATGAACACGCACTGGTTCTCGATGTATTTCAGCGCGGCCTTGGTGATCTTTGCATTGTTGTTAAAAGTGTTGGCAATCGCCATGGGAGGGATTCCTCAAAATGGCCCAGTTAGTAGGCGTTAAAACCGTCTGCTTCCTGGATGGCAACCGCAGATGCCTTTGTGGGGGTCATCGGAGCGGGAGCCTTGGTTTGGGTTTTGGGCGCAACGGGCGCGGCAGGAGACTTCAGGCGGAACCGGAGTTCGGCCAGAGCATCCGCAACGTCATCGGAGTCGCGCATACGATTCAGGGAGGCGTATTCGGTGGGGTGAGTTGCCAGGTGATACAGGACTTCGACAGGGGCTTTTCCTAGCCGCTTTGCCACCAGAGGGGACGGGACCGGGGCAGACTGGAGGGCTTTTTCAAAGTCCTCAAACTTGCCATTTCCTTCGTTGACCTTGGCTTCCCAAGCAGTCCGCGCCTTTTCCTGAGCCAGCATCTCGCCAGCCTCATATCGGATTCGGGCAGTAACCCACTCGGCGTGGGTCTCAAACTGGTCCAGCGTTGGCCCGTTATCAACAGGTGCTACTGGCTTGGGGGCTTCTTGCTGGGGCTGAGTCCTAGCGGCTAGCTGTTCTTTGAGTAGCTGGACCTCAATGGAGAGGCGTTCCTTCTCCAGTCGTTCGCGGTCAAGCTGTTCCTTCTTCCGCTGGGAGCCTGTCTTTTTCTTCCGTTCCTCGACCTGCTCAGGGGTTTCAGCCGCTTCGGGAAGCGGTTCCTCTGATTCCGGCTCTGGATCGGGTTCCTGCGTTTCGGGTTCTACGGGTGCTTCGGGTTCAGGTTCTACCGGCGTCTCGGCCAGCGGTTCCGGTTCCTCAAAGTCCAGGTATGTCCCTGCGTCCTGCTCACTCATTTGTTCTCCGGGACGGGGTAACCGTCAAAGGAGGTGGAAGCCGACCCTTAGGGGCCAGCCGGGGCTTGCGGGTCTTCGCCAGAAACGGTTCCCGGCGCGATGTGAATGTGGACCGGAGCGGGGGCAGGTTGAGGAACCTGGGGCGCTGCGGGTGTGGGTTCCTGAGCCTCTGCGGGGTCAGGAGGAGCCTGCTGGGCCAGTGCGGCATGATGCGCCAAGGCAAGCTGAGCAAGGTCTTCCTGGGCCTGCTGCAACTCGGCAAGCTGGCTTTTGAGGTCAGGGAGAGCACCGGCCCCCGTAATCTGAGCCTGAACCGTCAATAGCGCGGTTTCATTGTTCATCTGGGCAATGGCAATCTTGGTCTGAGCCTCAAGCTGAGCCTTCGCCATGTCGGCGCTGGTCTTCGCCTGGATCTCCGCCTGCTTGTCCTCCAGTTTGTCCTGTGTGGCATGGAGAGCCTGGACCAGTTGCTCATGCTGCTGGGTCATCGCCTGCATCTGCTGCTGAAGCTGAGGCGGGATCTGCGGCCCACCTTGGCCCTCCTGCTCTGCCTGCTTGATGTCAGGAGGCATAAGACGGTCAGACAGTTCCTTGGCAATCGGGCTATCAAGTGTCTTGGCAACCAGATCCCCGGCCCGCTGCGCGATCAACTGGCCCATGGGACCAGCCAGCATCCCGAGCAGCATGGCGCGGTCTTCCTGCCTCTTGGACTGGTAGGAAGGACCGGCGCTGATCGTTACGTCGTATTTTCCGGTGGTCAGGTCGAAAGTCTTGCCCACGGCTTCCTGGTCATCGGTTTCATCTGGGCTAACGGGGCCATTCACCTTCGTCTGGGCCTGCGTTCCATCCTCGCCTATGATGCGGATAACTCGCTCAGTGTCGTAAACCGTGGGGATCAGGTCCAGGATGATGCGGCCCTCGTGCCTGATAGCGCGGCTCAGGTTGTCCTGAAGGTGGAAGTTACCAGTCTCTCCCTGGTTCTGGAGCCGCTGAATGGCAACCCCAGATTCCCCGCCCTGACGGTTGCCCATGTTGGCGTCATACATGCCCAGGACGGCCTTCATGCCGTTCTCAGCACCCTGGAGGGCATTAGTCACAGCCACAATGGGCGCTTCCTCAGTAATCAGGCGGGGAGCGTTGATGCCCTGGCCCTCATCACCCACTATCTCAAACTCTAGAGCCGCCATCTGGTTCTTGTGGGCGTTCTGCCAGATGTTCTTGTTCTTGCCCATGAAGCCCTTGGCACCAACCCAAGTAGCCAGAGGCATGAAGGCGATGCGCTCAACCTGAGAGGTCAACAGGTAGTTATGGCGCTTCTGAGGGTCTTTCCCGGCCCGAACAAGGCCGGAATACGTCCGCTGCCCGTTAACCAGGACTTCTTTGCCAAGGACAGGGATGATGGGGATCCACTTGGAAGCCCAGTCACCACGTTCCAGGATCTCGACAGCCGTAGCCTTGACCCACTTCACGCTGGTCTGCATGACCTTGCGGGTCTGCTTACCCTTCTTGATCTCAACTTCCTTCTGAACCTGATAGAAGTATTCGACCACCATGCAGGCAGAACCGTCCTCGTTCATCCAGTCCGGGGCATCGTCGCCGATGGCCTTCCAGGCATCTGTCCCGATGGCGGCAGTCTGAGAGCCGGGGTGTTGGGCCTCAAAGTCCTCCTTGGACATCCAGACCTTGAATCCGCCCCATTTGGCGTCCGAATAGTCACATTCCTGGGCAGCGGGATCGATGAAGACCAGATGCGGATTGGGCACCCGCTTGATCTGGATTTCCTGGTCAAAGGACTTGTCATCCACATAATCGGTGCAGATGCGGTAGAACCCACGG